TTTTCTATTTGTGCCACTTCGTACCGGATGCACTTTTAAACACACCTTCAAAACGCTTATCCCCTCCCCTGTTCATGTTCACAAAGTTCCCCCTGGTCATTTGTAGGCGCTCTAACTTAGATACCGTTCCTGAACTCGTTTCCACTTGCTTAATCCGGTAAATTTGTGGGCTTCGTTGTAATTGCTCGAACATGCCCCGGTTCAATTCATTGATGGGTTCTGAAATGTACACCAGCTCGTTTTGTGCATCTGTAATAGTGTCTACTCTGGCAACATCCTGTATTTGATCTTCGTAATCCCGGCCCCCAGGCTCAAAAATTCGCGTTGCTGAGGTCACGCCCTGGTTGAGCGCTCGGAGTTCTCCAAATCGGATGCTATCAAAACTGCCAACATCGCCCAGGTAAATGATCACTTCTTTGCAATCACAATCCTGATGTGAAAATGTTCTGAATAACTTTTCAGAATATGCGGTTTTCACGTCAACATCTGTGTAAGCAAAGACTTGAATATCTACACTATCAGCAAACTCAAGTAGGCCCGTATATGATCCGTTAAGGGTTCCAGTTGGCACAAAAAAGAAACGATGAGCGTCGGTGTCGGGGCTTGCTGCTACGGTTTCAGTGGTTTCTCCGATGTGAATTGTAAACTCGATTAAAAAAGGATCGGCGGTGCGCCATGCTCCGTCGTTGACCAAGTAAATACCCGCAAGCTCAAAGAAGTCATTGCATAGATACCGCCTCAAGGGGTTGCCCGTCACCCACTTTACAAGGGGATCACCTGGGCCGTCGTCGCTGGGGTCGCTGGTGTATGGCGAAAATCCTAATTGGTCAGTGGGTTGAAAAATGGAATTGACAAGGGTAAACAAATCACCTTGTACAACTTCCTCCACGTCTTGTTGGCAAATGCTGTTTTGGTTAATGAGTGCGGCTCTAAAAAGAATGTCCATCCAAAATTTATCTTCAGCCCAAAAGGTAGTGTTCGTTTTTGGTTCGTAGGTATTGAACAGGAAAGCGGGGTCTAACTTGATTGAACACACCCCATTTGCCCCACTTGGATCAATTGCCGAACTTTTGCGGCCCGCAATGCGGGTTGAATCTTTGTACAAATCCCAAATCACAAACTTGCTTTTTCGGCTTTCGGTGGTGCCGTTGGTGCTTGATACCGTTGGCGGGTTAACAAACGATGCAAAAGAAAAAGAAAAAGGAGAAAGTGCGCCAGGCTTTGACTTGGTGGCCACTACTTGCCCATTGTTATGCACTACAACCCAATCAAGAAAATCAGGGCTGATCGAAAGCATGTTGGCGAAATTCCTTGCAGTGTTTACCTCGTTGGCTTCATGCTCGTAGGTTGTAGCGGTGTAAGGCTCTGCTGAATCGGTGGCGAAAAAGGTATTCACTATTATTATTGCAAGCGCATCGGCTTCGGCCCCTGGATCGAAAGTAATTGTGAAGGTGGCGTAAGCGTCAGCACTATTCAAAAAATCCGTTGTGCCTAGCAGCCATTCCAAGTACTTGCTTTTTGGCTGTGGTACAGTGTCGCTTGGTTGCTGTGTTATGGTGAAACTCATATTTTACTTTTTTGTTCTGCCTGTGTAATCCTTTCATTTTCTCGGTTGGCTACAACTAGCCCGGCCTCTACCCCTCGTTTAGCTCCGACTCCAACGGCGGCAGCCATATTCTGGATCGAGTTGGCATCTATTGAAACCATGCTAATTCCACCGGACACGCCAACATTCATTTTGGAAAAATTCGGCTCAAGCAATCCCCCTTGCTCAAACTTCACCCCGTAACCCCGATCCGCATTGATGGCAGATAACACAACCCGTTTGCCTGGGAAGTTTACCGCGCTGAGTTGTTTCAAAATAGGGTAGTAGCGCCCGGTGTTGTGCTTATTGATGATGGCGGTTCCCCCTTGACCATCATCACCTATCCATTCCCCGCCTTCGGCTTCAATAGTGGTGCTGCCTACCTGAACAGGAACGCCCCCGTGTGCGTGGCTTGGGCCTTTTATGATCATGCCTTTGGCGGCTTTTTGTGCGCTGATTTGGGCAATCTGTGAAGTAGTGGTAAATGTCAGAAACGCAATTTGGGCAGCCTTGTAAAGTGCGCCCAATGGATCAGGGATAATTGATGGAGTAGCCAGGATGTTAACCGTACCGGATGCCAGCGAAGAAAGCGCCGCCGCAATCCTAAACCGCTTTTGCTGTTCAAACTCTTTCTTTCTTATACGCTCCTGCTCTGCTGCAAGCTCCTTTTCAAGCTTTTCTTTCTTTTTGGTGTTATCACCTGCCAACTCAATTTCTTTGGCGTAACGCTCTTCTATGGCGTTTAATTCAGACTCATTTCTCGCACTAGCAAGGCCAGATATTGCGGCCCCGGCCTCTGTGAGCGTGTCAAAGAATCGGCCAGAGGTAAAGAAGTCGCCAAACTCTTCAAGCAAAGCATCTAAACTCACCTCTAAATCTGTCCTGGTTCTGGTTGTGAATTGCTGCACACCTTCGCCAATTTCTTTTCCAAGGCCAGCAAGCCTAGTGAGAAGGCTTTCTCCAACCACTCGCAACCCCTTTTCGGATACCTGCACCTGCTTTATTGCCCCGTCCTCAGTTACGGTTTGGGTACGCTGGAATGTCTTTTCTGAAACGTCCTGAACTTCCTTTACTGCTTCTACAAATCCGGTCAAGTTATCAATCAGCGCCTTTTGTTCCTTTTCGGCTTTTCCTAATTGGTTCTTTGCAGAAAACAAGCGTTCAAATAATGCGGGTTGGTCTTTGGGTGCGGCCTTTTCAATCTCCCTTTCTAGCTTTGATACTTCCCCTTTTAGAAATGCAAGCGACCCCTTTGCAAACTCTTCAGCGACTTTTTTAGCCTTGGTGATGCTAGTGGTTACCTTATCGACTTTCTTCGCTGCTTCTTCATTCCCTGCTCCGAATTGGAGTACATCTTCCTTTCCTGTCTTTAGTAGATCGGTGAAGGTTTTTAGATTCTTTACAGGCGTTGTAAATAAGTTTTGAATAGGCTTTGTGACTATGTCGTAGAATTGGCCAATGCTTCCAACTGTGCCGTTTAGCGTCTTTCTTATTGCGTCAATTACGGAAAATATTGTACGAAATGGAACGAGCGCAACCTCGCCAGCCTTTCCAAGAATTGACAACGTAGCACCAAAAGAAGTCGCCTCTTCGTCTGCTGCTCCAAAGCTTTTTGAAAGGTCGCCTACTAGGTCAAAAAGTGGCTGTATGGTTGTTCCTAAGTCCCGGAATGCTTGGATAGTCAAAATCAAAGCCTCTAAAAGCTGGGTTTGGATGATCGTCGTTACATCCTCCAAATTTGTTCCAGCCCCGCCAATGGCCTCGGATACCTCTACGACTTTCCGGTTAAACTCTGTATTGATTTCAAGCGTGCGAAGCTGTGCGGTTTGGTATTCGTTGGTGGTGTCTATCAACGAAAGCGTGGCTTGGTCAACATCTTTGAGGGACTTGATAAACTGTATGCCAGCATCCTCACCCGGGCCTCTGAACACATCCGCAAGAACAGCCCCGGCCTTTGGCCCATTTTCTTGCACTGTGTCAAGTTGCTTGGCTACCTCAGCAATGGCCCCGCCTATGCCCTTTTCGCCAATTATTTTTTGGATTTCCTCGCCGCTGATTCCAATTCCTTCCAGTGCCTTGAGTGTAGCTGGGGTAAGTTCTCGCAAGCTCAGTGCCGCTTCTTTAACTGCGTCGGCTCCTTTGTCGGAAAAAATACCCTCTGTCGCTTGTCTGTTGGCGACTTTGAAAAACTGATCTGCATTGAGTCCGGCCTCTTGGAATAGCCGTGGGTACTCGCTAACGGTGTCTAAGAACTCACCATTGGCATTTGAACCTGCAACAAACCCCTCTTCAATCCTGGTTAGTGCTTCGCCAAAGGTGATGTTAAAAGCATTGGCAACGGCGTTGGCGCTTTCAATGATCTTGGTTTGATCCTCTCCGAAGGTGTCAGCAACGCCTTTTATTCGTGCGGTAAAGTCGTCAAGATCAGCCCCTGATGCGTCGGTAAGTGTTGATATTTCCCCTCGTAATTCCCGAATGCCTTGCACCAATTCGTAGACATTTTGCAAGGCCCCTATTAAAGCTTCTCCTATTGCCGCTGCTGCACCTGGGATTGAAGCGAATGCGGCAATGTCAAACCCTGACAGTTGGGTGAATACGCCTTGGAAGGCTTCGCCGTAATTACCAACATTGCGTTGAAATTGACCCAGGCTTGCGTCTATGTCCTTTAATTCCCGGTCAAGTTCTTGAATGCGCCTCACTGTTTCCTCTCCAAATGATCCCCGGCGCTCCTCTGCTGTGAGGTCTTTATAGGAGTTGCGAAGCCGCGACAATTCCGCATTCAATGCCCGGTATGAGTTCTTGCCCTTATCGGCGTTTTGCTGAAACTGATTGATAGCGTTTCGCTCTTCCTGGCGTTGCTGCTGCTGTATTGCCCGTAAGGCTGCAAGCTGTTCACTGAGTCGCTTATACTCTTCGGTGTTGAACTTTTCAGCTTTACGGGCATTGGTGGTTTCCCGTATGGCCCTAGCTAAATCCTCCTGGCTTTCAACCGCCGATTTAACACCTTTAATCTCAACTTCGTATATAAGGACTCTGGTCATGCTGCTATGTTTCGTGCTTCTTCAATGGCCGCTTGGTAGATTTCATCAAAGTTTTCCACCAAAAGCTCGAATACCTTGAATTGTTCTTGAATGATTTTGTCTGCATTCACCTCAAAGCCAAACTTTATCCACTCAGTACGCCTACCGTTCTTTGAAAAGGCAAACGATCCAGGTAGCGGGAAACCAAGTATAGTGGCTTTATTGAGCGTTAGGAACGTGAACCGCTTTAAATTCGACTCAGAAAGCCCAGGTTTTACGACTCTGGCCCACTGTAATAGCCTTGCCTGGGCCGCCGCACTTGTGTCTACCTTACTCGCTGGTATTCCCGTGTCCAAATCTAAAAGGTAATCGTTGCCTTCAATGCCAATGCGCAAAGTATCTCCGACACTTTCGACAACTTTTGCCTTTAATGAGGCTATGCCTTGACCTGTTGCAACGTGGCCCTGTTCCCTCAATTCGTCCTTGCCTTTTTCTACTAGGCTTTCCACGGCGTTGAGGGCAATACCTACCAATTCCTGATACGTGACTATCCGCATGACTCGCAGTTTGTGACAGGGACAACGAATTGGGCAAAATCCTTGTAAATCATTCTCGTTGTCTCAACTTCACAAACCTGAATTGTAAGCGGCGTTGCATATCCACGCGCCCCGCCTATCGCTCCGTCACTCCATTTTGTAAAAGCCCAACGGGCGTTTGGCACAATAAGACTTTCGATCCATTCGCCTTGGGTGCTAAGTAGCCCGTATGTGTCTTGCTCAATTAGATAATTTGCCTCTGGTTGGGTAAACCAAAAATCATCAGTACCGTTGGTGAATACTTCGTGTTTCAAAAGCCTGCGAAGAAACGAGCGAAGAATGTAGAAAGAGTTTTGAAAGGCGCTTTCGGTTTCCAGGACTTCCGGAGGGCAATTCTCGCAAGTGTTGCGGTCAAAAGCAATGATGTTTAATTCCAGGTAAACCCGGTCGCTTTCGATTGAGTCGGTATAGCTTCCAGTTTCTTCAATCACCAATCCGGGGTATTCAAAGACCATCTTAGACGGATCAGCCCCCGCCGCATCCCAGTTACGGGAAAAAAAACGCCCGGCCTTGTAATCGCCATACGTCGCCCCCAATGATGGGTGCATGACGCTGGGTTGCATATCGTCCACAAAAGCAGCAAAGGAGTTAACCCGGTGAGGCACTCCCTTTTTGTTTTGTTCCCTTGAGGCCATTTGGGCCACGATCTTGCGGCAAATGGCAATGAAGTCATTTTTGGTTAGTACTTTCACACCCGTGAATTTTTAAGTGAAGTAAGAAAAACAAAATCCTCAAAGTCGCTTTTCCAAAGTGATTCCATACCTCCGATGTACCATTGTTCCCGTAGTGCTGCGTCCAGTAGTAACCGCCACCCCATCAGCTCGAAAGCTTCCCGCGCCGCCGCTTCACGATCCCTGGTTTCTTTCGACTTAGTTCCTGAACCCTGGTAGGGCGAGCCGTTCCAGAAGAATTGGTAGTCTGGTTTTGCAGCCAAAGTAAGTATGAATTGATCAAAAAAAAACGAAGGATTAAGACTTCGCCAGCGGTTACGGTTCTGAAAGTTTGCATCCTATCGTTTAGAAAAGATTCCAACTCTTTTCTGTTCCAGGGTAGCACCTCCCCTTTCTTTCTTACAAGTATTGCCAATTCTCGCAGCCCTAAAGTAAAGTCCATACTACCCAAAGCAAATTTCTTTTCTTCCAGGTTTTTTTCTGCGATGCGTCGAAACTCAAGCACTTCAATTGCTTCGCCTGTACTCACACCCTCCAAGGTCAAAAACTTAGCCGCCTTGAGTTGATCCAATTGGTATTCTTCGCCGCTGACAACCAACTTGAAAACTTTGTCTTTGAGCGTTTCAGGCTTGAAGGTGTTGATAACTGTGTTCAAGTGTGCGTACAGACGCATAACAGACAGATCGGCTTCCAGTGTTACAGTAAAGCCGTTCAAAAACAATTCTTCAATCGGTTCATCAAGCGAAAACGGTAAGTCCCAAATCCAATCTCCGTACACGTAATCTAATGCCCTGGTGATTGCAATGATTGCAGCCTGGCTGTCTTCTGTTTCTTGTGCTGTAAAATATTCCTGCTCTTGGTCTTTGAAGTCGCAAAACGCCTCCCACGGTATTTCATGTGCGGTAAGTGGTAGATTGATTGTAGCTCCGGTAGATAGTTGTGCAATCATCCGCAAGATTCACATTCGCCTGACGTTTCCCGCCCGGCTTTGGCTGAGTAATCTAGTTCCTTTTTGTACTCGCTTGGCTGCTTGGCTTGCTTTGCGGGTATCTCTTTGGGTTGGTGGTTGAGTCCTTCTTGGTTCAAAAAGAAGTCCACAATGCGAGGTTTGTCAGCTATGTAGAACTCACCCAAGGAAAGCATCATTGAGCGCCAGAATTGCGCCCTAAACCCTGCTTCTTTGGCATCTTCATATGCTTCAAGTAGTGCGTTAAAAATAGCCTCTGCTTCGGGGTGTACCCACTCGCTTTTGATGGGTTCCATCACATCTACATCAACCTCGCCTTTTAGGAAGCTTTTAAGGGCTTCCGCAACTTCTGAAAAGTCGTTTGATGGGTAATTTACCTCCCCTCCAATGACCAACATTTCTTTATTGAAAAGCGTGGTCATAAGGAAATTAAATTTGTTCAATTCCTTTGGTGGTGTTTGTTCAATTTCGGTTTTGACTTTTGCCATTATGTTTGATTTATCCTTTACCTGTTTTGATTTCCCCCGGCCTTGGAACATGCTTCACAATCCAGGTAAACCCATATCGACCAGCGTCCAAGCTGTGGTTATATTGATCTATCGGAGTGTCGCTTTTCTTGTCGGCCCACACATAGTTGTCAAGCTCGTTTTTGATGTTTGGGCTATCGGACGTAACAACGATTTCATAATCCTTCATGTCTTTGATGCCCTGAATAATGGAGTTTGGCCCTTTCTTCGCCTCAATCACCCTAAACCCCTTGGAGCGCAAAAACATTACAGTGCGCTTTTCGTTGGTATCCGATACAATGGGCTTGCCCTTATCCGGTATCGCGTCCTCCATCATCCTTAAAAGCCCCTCATTTGAAAGCTCCGTTTCGTAAATCAATTCTTTGAGGTAAATCTTTTTCCGCTTTCGATCCACTGCAATCTTCACAAGTGCAAGCGGGTCAGGGAAGTACCCAAAGTCCATAGCGTAAATATACGGTAACTTTTCATCAAATACACCCTCGGACCAATCCTCGTAAATTACACCCTCTGCTTTTTCAATCCATTGGCCAATGATGTAATGGCCATACTTCTTTGGGTTGTTGACCTTGAGGTCGTAAATCCTGCGAAGGTAAGACTCTGAAAGGTTGTCTTTGTTGTCCAGGTACGTGACGTGGATGTGTGTAACGTCTGGGTGTGTGGAGATACTCACGGGCACCCCATCAATAATTTCAGTCCTGCGAGTGTCTTGAATCCAACGCTTGTAAACCCAGTGGGTTTTATTCGTCGGGTTCATAATCAAGATGATCAGGTTTGTTTTGTTTTTGTCCCTGATCGAAAGGTCAATCTTATCAAATTCATCCTCATTGGTCAATTCCTCGGCTTCATCTAGCACAAAAATATTGGACTTGATTGACTTTAGTTTTGCGGTTTGGGATTTAGACCCGGACTTTAAGCCCCTGAATGATACGGCTGATCCGGTAGAGCCGCAATACACATCGTTTTTCTTTTGGGTAAAGTAGGGGTGAAGGTTTTGAATGTCGATCTTTTCAGCAAATTCAAGGACTACCGAATCATTGGCCGCCGCCATTGTGTAGCGGGTGTATAAGATTCTTTGGTTGTGATGCTCTGCCATGATACGAGAGCAAAGAAGGGTAATAGCAAAAGACTTAGCAGCACCACGGCCACCAGATAGCAGAACGTAGCGAGTTTTTGGAGCTTCAAATAAGGGGGCAAACTTTTCATTTACTCGGATTTCACCCATACTATTTTTGGAATGTCTGCCAATTCTTGTGTTGTTCCAACGCCCATTTGAAGCAGTCGTTTACCGTATCCCCTGGCGCTGCCCTTGTTGTTCAGCACATACATGATAAGCATATGGTTGCCCTCTGCTATTTGCTTGTACATATTCATCTCTACGAAGTCCAGGTTGTTTTCTTGTATCTCAAGTACGGTATTTGCATACTCCTGGTCTTCGTTCACCCATCGCCAGTGAGTGCTTCGTTCAATGCCCACTTTCTCGGCTGCTGGCTTGACAAGTCCAAACGTCGTTTTAAGCGCGTCAAGCATCTGCTTTTTTTGTGTTGCAGTTCTGGCCTTGCGTGTGGCGTTTCCTTTGTCCCTATCTGCCTGGGTTAGCTCGTGTGCCATATAGTGTATTTGAAAAAACGGGGACAATAAAGCCCCCGAAAATTAAACGAAAAAAGGTATTATACTGTTTCAAGTAACAACTTGTCTTTTTCCCCTTCTTTCTTTGGTTTCCCGGCTTCAATCCAATCTAAGTAGGCGTTGTCAATTTTCAAGCGATCCCCTGGAATGCGGGGGAACTCGCTCCAAAACTTCCCGTCTAATTCTCTTCCTGCTGCCTCTGGATATGCGCCGCCCCACTGCTTGTGAAAAAACTTAGTGCCTGCCCTTATCGCTTCGTCTCTTATTTCCCTAACCCAGTCCATCCGATCTTCGCGAGGGAACCATGTTTTTGTTGGCTTGTCGTAAAAAACAAGTCCGCGTTTTTCACACTCTTCTTGCTTCCACATGTGTGGGCCACTTTCTCCACCTGTAATCACCCATTGGATTGTTGATAGGTCTAATTTTTCAAGTCGCTCTATAAGCGGCTCAAAAGAAACAAACCTTATCTCTGCCTCAACTTGCTTGAGTATGTCAAGCCGATAAAGCGACTTTTGGTTTTCAATCGTGGTTCCAGCCCAAAAGTTAGGCGGCAACTTTCTCCGCTTACTATATTTAAGCATTAATTCAGGTCGCTTCGTTAGAACCTGATATTCATGCTGCGGAGTCTGTTCAATCACATCAACAATCTGGTCTCTGTAGTACTCTGGCACCTCATCCCAAAAAAGGTCTGACATACTATTTGTAAAAATCATAGTCGGTTTCTTGAGCTTAAGCGGCTCTTTAAGTTTGTGTGGCCTGATCGTTAGATCAAAGCCATTTGGAAAAGCGGCTGTACCTCTGTATTTTTCAGCAAGGGTTAGAGCGTAACACCATTTACACCCCGCTGAAATTTTCTTGCAGCCAGACATTGGATTCCATGTTGCTTCTGTCCAAATAATACCTGTTTCGTTCATTTTTTTTTCATTTTGGTTAATAATACCCAATTTACTGATTATCAGCGTATTAAGCAATTTTTTCAACCAAAATATTTTCATCGGCCTGCTTCATTCTATCAATCATTAACTGGCAGTATTTCGGATTGAGTTCCTGAGTATAGCAAATTCTACCCAATTGGTCGCAAGCAAGCATTGTTGACCCTGAGTGTCCAAATAGGTCAAGAATAGAATCACCTGGATTGGTATAGTGTTGTATAAATTCAGAAGGTAATTCTATCCGTTTAGCCATAGGGAATTTGCGGTGTTCTTTTGTTGTCCTCATCGTAGCTATTTGTATCAAGGTGCTAAACCCATCCATTAAGTTGGTCATTTTTATATTCCCAAACTTGCAAATCAGAGTATGTCTACTCATTGCCTGGGTATTACTTATGATTGTAGCGTTTCTGAAATCTTGAACAAAAAAATGAGCAAAATTGCCAAAGTCATTCATTGCCAATTGAACCGCCTGTTTGTCCCCGGCTATCCAAAAACCAAACCCTTTTGAATGAATTTTTGAATTAGCATAAGCAGCAAAAAGTAGGTCAATAGTCATTGAGAAATCAGGATCGGTAAAAACCATATCCGCTATTGTCCCACCCATGAGCTTTGAGGTTAGTTCTGAGTTTGTACTATCTCCGCAAAGCAAGTAATGATTACCCACCTTAAATAAATCGCCTTCTTTTATGTCTGTTTCTACGTCGTTGTCTATATTGAAGTCGCCTTCTTTGGTCTTTATTTTTTTAGAGCCAAACTCTGGAATGTCAACCCCCCAATCAGCAACAAAATTCAAGTCCCAATCTGATTTAATAGTCTCCCACTCCCATTCCCCAAAACTAGCATTATCCGTAATCACAAACCGCTTTTTCTGATCCTCGGTAAGCTCCGACGCTTTTTTGATCCAGTTGTTTGGCACTTCTTTTTTTCCCAACTCTTGCAATGCCCGAAAGCGCATATTACCCCCGATGATTGTATTTGTCTCGTCAATGACAATTGGCCGTAACTCAATCATCTCCGGGAACTCTTCAATACTTCGCTTTAGCTTTTCAAACTTCTCATTGCGGATAATGCGCGGATTGTTTGGATTCGGCTTAATAGTGCTTAGTTTGATCATTTCGCGTGTGATTTAAATTCAAAATTTACAACCCCTCTCAATAAATTATCCCACATCTGCTCCAAGTACGCTTCCCCGTGCTTTTGGTACAATCGGTATTGCCGCACAAATGGGTGATCGTAGTAGCCAGCCCTCATAAACGCCTTGAAAAATGTTATTTTTTTTCGCCTGAATTGGTCGTAGCTTCGGTATTGGTAGTGGTTGAGGTGAACGCCATAAGCCGGTAAAATAGAATCTACTCCTTCAATGACGTGGTTTCCTATGCTGATGTTCCAATCTGGATTTAAGCGGCCAAAAACTTTTTGATGATTTGGTTCAAACCAAGAAACGCCATTGGGCATAATGTTTTTGTATCGGTATTGACCATAAGCATACCCTTCTTTTGTTGTGCAAGATTGAAAGTCTTTAAGAGATTTTATGATTGAAGATTCGTCGAGACACAAAAACTCATCTGCATCAATCGGGAAAAGCCATTGGTGTCCAGCCTCAAGAGCTTTTGTTTTCAAGTAGTTTACAATATACCGCTGAGGGAAATTATCTTCATAAGCATTGAGGTGGTACGCCTGTTTTCCGCATTTAGCCAGGGTTGAAACGGCTATTTTGTGAGATTTGTCGGTGCTGTTATTGTCGCACAAAAAGAACTCATCAACCCCAAGCCCGGACCAATGCTCAATACATTGCCCAATTATATCTTCCTCGTTCCGGTACATCATCAAAACAGCTATCATAGCTCGTATCTTTTGCCAGTCATAACAACCCCCCAGGTACAAACGGTTTTGTTTAGGGAGTGAAATTTTAGACCGTGTTGTTCAAAAAAATCAATCCAATCATTTACGGGCTTGATGTTGATATGGCCCCACTCTGCATCTGCTTCGGGCGTGGTGTAGTTTGGCGTTGAGGTGAAAAAGAAAAACTTTCCCTTTTCAGCTATTTGCTCAACCAGCGGAATAAGCGTTTCATCAACGATGTGTTCAAAGACCTCAGTTGAGTAAAAAGCGTCGTATTCTCCATCAATTCCGAACTGATCAGGAACGCCCAAAATATAGCTGTTTGGATCAATACCGCGTGAAATAGCAAAGTCTCGTTCATATGGATTTATGTCGTAGCCCTTAGCCTGAACACCTACCCGCTTTGCGCCTTGCAGGAAAAACCCAAGCCCTGAGCCGATTTCAAAGGCTGTGCGCACTCCATGGTCAAATAGCCACTGTGCGCCCTGCTGATGGAGATTTACAAGACCATTGTAATTTGTGGTTGTGTACCCGCCTTTGACCTGGGCATCAAAAAAGTATTTGTGGTAGTCGTTGGTGTTGTAGTCGGTCATGACTGCATCATTTTATCAAGTAATTCAAAACGCTTTTGCTCCAACCCAGATACCAAGTATTTTTCTTTCACGATTTCGACCATTTGAACATATTGAGCAAAAAGATGATTATTGTCACTTAGTAATGAGTTGAAAAAAACTGGAATTTCTTGATCATTTCTTGGAAAAAATTCTTTAAACTCTGGTAAATCTGGGCAAAGTGGATAGGCTCCGCCCCAAACGGCTTCCATTGCCGCAATACCAGACTTGCAGCGGTTAAATTCATTATCCTCAAGTGGAACAAACAAAACATGAGGCTGCGATCTCCTAAAGCTCATAAAGTAGTCCAAAACGGATTTTTCGTAAGGCTTAACTTCGTATTCATCCAATGACCCGTACCACTTTGTATTCAATAGCCTGGGATCATAACCCCAAAATTGCCATTTGATGTTATCCCGCTTGGTAAATGCCCATTTGTAAGCAAGTAAATCAGGTACATGGGTTTCTGATCCCCTCCAATTTATCGTTACTTCCCCGCCTTGGTAGTTCCAATCAGGTGGGAAAAACTCGCCCAAAACAAAATCGTTGATGGCGTTATTGACCGTGGCAATTGGACACCGGATAAAGTTGAATTTGGAAATGTATTCATTGAGTGGATCTGTGCTTACTGTGATGAGGTCAGCCAAACGCAAACAATTGTCGATGATCTTCAGACGGTCTTTGTCGAAAAAGTTATGGGCGCGGTTCAGTGGCGGTATTTCCCAATAATTATCATCCAAGTCAATCCAGATTTTCAAGCCCCAAATTGCAGCGCGTTCAATCAGTTCGTAGTCTTCTTTGGTGTGAGGCAAGTGAATAAACAGCGCATTGAAGCACGGTAGATTGTTGTCATAAATAATCTGTGTTCCCCGGCCAATAATTTGGTGTGTGATCCCTGATCGTTGCACCATTTGAAGAATTGGGAGTGTCCGGTAAAACCACGGCGCTCTGCATTCTTCGTCTCCTTTGATCAATAGTTTTAAGCTCACTTTCGGTTCGGTTATGATAGGTTAAAAATGTTCGTCAACAACCCACTTTACAGGAACTTTAAAATCTTTCATCCCTGGTTCCCATATCTTACGAAGCATCGGGTATAAAATGCCGTTGAACGCATCGCCTGAGCTTCCAGATATAAAGGCAAAGTTACCCGCTTTGTTGATATGCGGTTTGGCCCCTGTCAGCGGGCAACCATCGGTGTGGATAATGTCAAGCCCGGTATGCACTCGGATATTGCCGTGGGTAATCACCTTGCCCCAGCGATCTACCCCTTTGACCATTTGCAAGGCCAAAGCAAAGTCCTGCTTGTTGGTCTTGGCCTTTTCGTAGAACTTACCTTGGAACCAAGGTACTAGCCACCCCTCCCCTGCTTCAATTGCGGTGCTGCCTTTGATCTTGTCCGGTGTCCCGTTCTGGTTTTGATCGAACGCGGGTAAATCTTCCAGCAAAAAGAAAAGCACCTTACCCCCTGTTTCCAAGGTAGATAAAGTGCTCTTGCCTGTTTTTGCAATTCTTCTATGGTTGAAGGTAATTTCCGACATGGTGTTGATTTTCACCAAAGTTACGGATTTTCTTGTTCCCCTTCTTCGTTTTCCTCCATGAATTTTTCAGGAGTGTCAAACTGATCAAAAAAACAAGCCTGGTTAAGGTACTTGTTTATGAAGTCTCTAAGTGGAACAAGTGCATGAGGAGTTAGATCAATTGAAAAATTCCTTTCCGAACCTTCTGACCCATAGAATTTAAGGCAAAATTCCTCATCATCAAAAGTTGCCCTCATTACAAATTCATAATAATCTTCGTCTTCAATCAAAATCCTGTCTTGCATGGTTGATAGTTTATGAGTTGTGAAAAAAATTAAATTGTACACCATTTTTTTTAGGTCGGCTTGAGTTACAAAGTACGCGTCTTTCGGCATCTGCTTTGGCGTGTATTCCCGTTTCCCTGTCATCCCAGACCGTCGTTCCTTTTTGCATTGTTGTGAATTTTGAGCGTCAACTATTCGCCTTAAACTTCAAAGGCGTGTTCCAAATCTGTGCCTTGAGCTTTGCAAAATTTACGTCAATGGGTATTCCCTCCATAATGTACACCCCAACCTTTGGTTTTTTATCTACTGCCAAAATGGTTTTATGGAGAATGCCTCCGTTTACCCATTTCCAGCCGTCGTTTCCAAAAACCGGGCTTGATCTGAGTCCGTCCAAGATAAACTTTGTGGACATCCCAGCTACGTTGTCATGGTCACGTCGCTTGTTCTCTTCATGCCAAACAAAGATAAGCGCACAAGCTTCTTCGACTGATTTGACATTGTGAAGGAATGCGTAATCACAAACCTTTTTTTCCCATTCCTCTTTGAGGCTTCCGTACTTATCCGGCCCCCATTTGCCGTAAAGCAAGCTCAAGACCTCGTTTGTACTTGGCGGCTTCCCGGGTATCTCAAAGTATTGAATCCGCTTCATACAGTTTGTTTAGGGCTTGAATGGTATCTTTTGTCAACTCCAAAGTTTTCACCGGGTTTTTGATGTGGGTTTTTTCCCAAACTTCTACCCTGTCGTGAAATACCTTGAGGCGGTTTTCTTTGTTTTGGGCGTAATGAAACGGATTTGCTTTGCCGTCAAGTGAGCTAACTATTTTAATTTCACCTGATGCTTCGGGAAAGATAGCCCTGAATGCCCAAACTAGCTTGCGGTCACTGTTGAATTTGTCGTTCATTTCACCCGCTTTTTAAACAGTTTCAAATCGGATATACACCAAGGTACTGCAACAATTATGATCAGTTCAAAAAATATGTTGAGAATCATAAGGTACAATTTTTAGATGCCCACAAAAGGGCAATGGTGATAAAAATATAAGTCCCCCACTCTACCGCAATCACAAAAAAAGCACCAAATAAAGTGGGGAAAATCGCAATAAACCAAAATCTTTCCGTCCTTCCACTACCTTCAAAACCGTACACCCTCGCCCAACTCATTTTCTCGTGAACCCATTGCTCCACCTGCCAAGCAAAAGGTATACGGATTTTGAAGATGTAGAAATCAAATCCCTTGTTCGTCTCGTTCACTTGGCCCAGGCGTAACCCCGGACTCCCGGTTATCCCAACTTTCACCGTCCATACGTACGGGATGTTCGCCATTATGTACAGCCATTGGCGCGCGCTGGTATTGTTCCCACTTCGCTTCCTCTTTTTGAAAATGCGCAACCTGGAACCCAAAGAGGCTGAATATTTCCGCTTCGGCTTTGGCGACAAACCCCGCATAGTCCCGGTCGGATAACTTTTCCGGGTCGTTTGCGATCTTGAGTATTTGGCCGATGGCGTTTGTTTCTTCATGTTCTCCTAAAATGGTTCTGGATAGGTAATCGTTTGCGCTGTCTAAGTGTTCCATATTGTGCGGGTCTACCTGGTTCCCGGCTTTCATAAGCCCGTAAACAAAGGCGGGTAAAATTTGGAGCTTGTAGTACATTTTTCGCCATTTTTCTGGCTGCCTTTCTACGCCCCTGATCGTGATTTCTACAAGGCCGCCCCCAAAGTGAGCAGCTAAAGATTCCTCTAGCTGTTCTTGAATGTGCGGTGGAAGACGGCCTTTGTAGTTCACGCTAGATGAAAACTTAATCTGTTTCCGCACTGCCAGCAAGTCCAAAAGTTACAAATGCGCCGTCGTCATCGCCTCCGAATGGTAGTTCGCCCTGGTCGGGGTCGTAATTGCTTTTGGCTTCCAGAAATTCGCGTTTCAATTCCAAGCCCTTTTCGTAGGCTGATTTCATTTGTAGCGCGCACAAGCTCAAAGCAATTGTTTTGCCTTGTTCGTCAAAGCTCAACTGTTTGGTGGTGACACATGCGGTAATTTTGATATTGCCCTTGGTTTGGTCAAAAGTCAATTTGCACTGCATATCTGAGGCGATTCCGTCGATTTCAACCCTTTGGTTAAAAATAAATTCTTCTTTGGATTCCTGCGGGGATATTAAGCCGCCGCTTTCTTCTTTTGCCATTTTGGTAAAGTTTGTTTGTAAAATTATTTTAGCTCTTTTCCTGGGGCAGCATTTGACTTTGGAGATTCTTTGGGGAAAAGACTCTCAACCCACTCTTGGCATTCGCTTATCGCCATTCCAAGATAAACAAAAAGCTGTGGCTGATTGTCAATATGGTCGCTTAAAATTGAGGACAAAGAAGCCATTCCGGCCATAAAGCCCAATTCGTATGTGGTGGTGTCTTCCACTCCATCGCATTCAAGGTCTTTAATAAATGGTTTGAATTTTTCGTTGAACTCTTCCAGCGTGTAAACTTCGGTTGACACAATCTCGTTGCCTGCGTTGCTTGGTGCTGGCTGCCTTTCGCGTGTTTCCTCTTCCGCTTTTTTTGCTAGTTTATTGGCAAGATCAAGCCAATCTTTGCAAACCCCTTGTGGTTGATCGTGTACATCAGGAAATACTTTTTCAAATTCCCTAAATGCTTTCTCTAGCCTTTCAGTCGATTCGATCACCTGACTTTCAACCCACTCTTGGCATTCGCTTATCGCCATTCCAAGATAAGTAAAAAGCTGTGGCTGATTGTCAATGTTCTCAGATAAAATTGAAGATAAAGCCGCCATTCCAGCTAAAAACCCCTGTTCGTAGGGCGTTGTGTCTTCGATGCCTTCACGCTCAAGGCCTTCGATAAATGGTTTGATTAGAATTTCGGTTAGCATAGATTTTATTTAAAAGGGTAATTGAATTTGGTTGTCTTCGTAGTCATCGTCCAAACTTGAGTCATACTGAAATTCTGTGCGCTCCTTCACAAACCTAGTGAGTACCGTTCCAGGCTCTCCGTTTCTGAATTTGGCAATGATGATTTCAGCGAGTCCTTTTGTGCTGTTTCCGTGTTCGTCTTCAAAAATCTGGTAGTATTCAGGGCGATAAATGAAGGTCACTAAATCGCTATCCTGTTCAATTGCTCCACTCTCTCTGAGGTCCGAAAGTTGGGGCCGCTTTGATCCTCCCCTGATCTCAACCTGCCTTGAAAGCTGGGACACTTGAATAATCGGTACTTTCAACTCTTTTGCCAAACCTTTCAAGTCCCTGGTCATGTCGGAAATTTCCTGCTCCCTGAACTTGCCCCCGTTTTTCATCAATTGCAGGTAGTCAATCAGGATAATTTGACAACCTTGCGCTGCCATTGAACGGATTTTAGAGGTCACCACGGCAAAATCTGGACTCCCATCATAGTATACGACCGGAAAGCCCTCAATAATCTCAGAGGCGGCAAGGAAACGTGCGTATTCGCTATTGTCCATCGTGGCCGCATTGACCAACTTAGATAAATTTAATTTGGCTTCCTGAGCTACCATCCTAAAAAACTGTTCCTCGCTGGTCATTTCAAAGCTGAATAGGCCACATTTTACACCTTCGGCTGCCATGTTTCGGATAATGGTAGTTACAAAACTACTCTTTCCCATACCCGGCCGAGCCGCAAGTGTGATCAATTGACCAGGTTTAAAGCCCCCAGTTTTGCGATCCAGGTTTGCAATGCCGCATTTTAGCCCTGCGAAGATCCCGCCGTTGCGCTGCTCGTTGATTTGCTTTCTGGCCCCATCCCCTATTTGCTCCCCGGTCTTTTCTTGCTTTGAAGAAACAACGCTTGAGATTTCAGACACCGCCTTTTGTGCATATTCCAGCACATCAAATTCGTCCTGTGTATCGTCATAGGCCTTTTGCGCCAAGTCGTAAGAAAACTGTAAAGCAGCCCGACGCATTTCCTTTTGGCGCAAAATTCGGCTATGGTATTCAATGTTTGCAGAGCTTGCAATTTTATTGGACAACTCAACAAGCTCATAAGGGCTTAAATCATTATCCAAAAAGTTCAACCGCTTCAATTCCTCCGTGACCGTCAATAAGTCGATGGACATTATTTTGCGGTAGAGGCTTTGCATTGCCAGATAGATCCGCTTGTGGCGATCTAGGTAGAAAGTATTTTCGTTGACTCCGATCCCCAAAAGTACCGGATAGGCTTCTTTGTCAATCAAGCATGCACCCAAAACAGCTTTCTCAAGCGGTATGGCCTGGGGTGGAACTTTGCCAAAGACGAAAGTTGAAAGCTTTTCTTCACGGGTTTGTAGGTGCTGTTTCATACCTTATTCAGATTTGGCGTTGGCAATATCCGGTCATACTTCATCAGGCTGATCTTCTCTTCTTTACTGTATCGGATTTGGCCATTTTGACCTACTTTAGAACTCTCCTTCCAAGCTTTTGCCGCTTGCATGTACTTCTCAGCGTTTGAAGCACGAAACAGCGTTGATGGGCAAATGTATTGCTTCATCCGGTCATCTTTACCCCAATCGTTTACTTTGAAGTCAATGACCAGTTTAAAATCTTCCAACTCCCAACCGTCAACTTTTTGCCGAGCCAACACAAATTGCATCGTTTCTTTCGTCGTTGCCTTGAATGAGGTGTTGGCTTTGGCGTTGAGGCAGTCAATTACCTCCTTTACAATTTCAATTTTTGAGAGGTCAGGTTTGTTTTCTATTATCTTATTATACTTATCTTCTTTAATTATATTATTATGGTTGACATTTTCGTCAACCCCCCTTGTTCTTTTTGACAACCCCCCTTGTTCTTTTTGACAACCCCCCTTGACATTTTCATCAACCCCCTCCATATCCGAAAAGTCCATTTTGACTTTTATTTTTCGCTTGTACCCATCTTCAATAACTACATTCAAATAGCCCAGCTTTTGTAATCCAGAAATTGCGCGGCTGATCGTTTCAGAGGTTTTCCCAAAAGCCTTAGCTAAGTAGTCATTACTGGCAAAACAGTAGTTGTATTTGTTTGAAAGGCTTTGAATCTCAGCGTAAAGCCTACATTGAAAATCTGAAACGCGGCTGTCGTGTCGTACGACGGTTGGAAGCTGTCCGTATGTATTGTTCATTTGCCAATATTTTGATGGTTATAAAACCAAGCATTGATGGCTTCGATCTTATTGATACAATTTTTATCCGCGCATACAGTGGCTATCAGGTGCGACAAATTCAAAAAATCTTCAGGAGAAAAAACAACCCCCTTGACTTTTATCATCCCTGTTTTAGGGTAGATTTGCAATTGAGAAATTGGATAAACAACGAATTTTGGTGCGTCTTGCATATCTTTAATTGGTTTGTGATTAAATAGAAAATGCCCGGCTAAAGGTGTGGAACCGCCGAGCATTTCTGACAAATTATAATCCCAATTAAGATATGCAATGGAGGTTCCACGTCCCGTCGAATATCGATTCACAAATATAAAAACTTATTGGGAATCAGGCAAGTTTATTATTTGAAATATCCTTGCTTTTCCTTTTATCCCCTTGCTTTTCCTTTTCTTTTTTTACCTCCGATTTAACTGGATGAGGAAGTAAAACAGGAAGAGGCTTTAAAGGCGTGGTGTCTATTGCCACTGCCATGATGATAGCTGTTATCATTGTTGATTTTTTAAAGTGCCGGGCATTACACCCGGCCCCTAAGTAACTTACTACGATCTTAAACAAATTAATGGGCTTTTTCAAGCGGTTGCCCTGCCGCTTTATTTTAAAGGCTTTCAAGTTGGTTTTTGACCACCAATACTTGCCCTTGCAGCTGCTTTAGCAACATTTCCAGCGCTGTTTTTTGGTTGGTTTGGTACTCGCTCCATTCGCTATCAATAAAGCCCCTGTATAAATGATCTTTGGTTCCTGTGGTCGTTGTATAAAGTCTCCAATCGTTACCGTCACAATCGCGTTGAGGCGTGCGGTGTAGTACTTCGATTGCGTTGGCTTTAATCCGGTATACTTTTTCTGGGAAGGTATCAAAAAATGATTGAATAATTTTTTCCAAGTCTTCTATGCCAAAGCAATTATTGTAAAGCATTGACCTGTAATCACGGGTTACTGTGCGACCAAGACCATAAAAATCACAAGTCACGTCACATGCTTGATCTTCAAAATCGTGACCTTCTGGGAAAAATCCAAGAGCTTGAGCAGTCTCGAAAAAGGTTTTAAGCGTAATATCTTGGATTATTTCTTTGCCTTCGCTGTCTTGTTGGATTAGGTTGCAGCATTCGTGGTTAATGATGTTGATTGAGTAAGTCATGTTTGATAGGTTGAGCTGTTAAATGAATTTTTTTGCATCTTCTCGCACCTCGGAAATGGTGCTTATCTTTTCTGAAAACTGTACGCTTTTAACTTTCCAGCCTAGTTTCAGAAATTCTTGTGCCGCTTTTGTTTTTATTCCATCCCAGTCACAATCCTCACCTAATGGGTAAGGAAACGGGTCTACAAATGTAGGGTTGCTTAGGTCTTGTATTTTAAATCCGTGTGGGATTTTGCAATCTGAACAAGCTGCGTCAAACATTTGCGAGCCAGTTGCATCGACTTTAACTACTGTGTTTAATACCTTTTTCATGTTGTGAGGTTAAGCCGGGTTGCCCCGGCATTTGAGTTAATTTTGCAGTGAGTTGTAAGCACGGATAACCGCGTCTACGATTGTTGCTTTTAATGCGTTTAGTGGCGCGTTGTTCCAAGCTTCTCGGGTTAATTCAAATTCTTCTTGAGATAATCCCAAGTTGGTGCATGCTTGATTAGAAAAGCCGTAGTTCCATTTTCCAGGACGAATAAGTTTCGCGGTAATGATTTGGTTTGCAGCTTTCTTAGTTAACTTTTTCATAGTTGTAAATTGTTTTGTTGTTAATCATACACAAATATACATACACTTCTTCACATTCACTAATATTAGGGAAATTATTTTCAAATTATTTTTTAGGGCATAAAAAAGGGCTGCTTAAAAAGACAGCCCGTAAAAACTCAGTATGAAACAAACACTTAAAAATATCCTTGCTCAACCATGTAAAAGTAACATTCTTTTGTGGCAATTACGTCGTTTAGGGCGTTGTGAGCGCCTTTGTTTTCGACTCCACAGAAAGTGCAAAGCTCGGTCAATGATGGCCATTTGTACCCGGTTTTGTTTTTGTTAGGGATTTTGCAAATGTTGATGCTTTTCTGCATGGTGCAAAATATCTTCTCCCTTAACGATATTGATGATAAAGAAGTGTGATTTGCCCGAATTTGTTCGCCTGAGATAATACCTACATCAAAAGAGGAATTGTGAAAAACAACCGTGTCGGCAAGTTCTACCATTTCCTCAAGTTGATTCAGAACCATTTGAATGTCGTTTCCTTTTGCCTGTGCTTCCTCGGTGGTTATCCCGTGAATGTTCGACGCTTCCATGGGGATTTCGTAACCATCGGGCTTGATGATGTATTCATTTTGCCCTAGTATTTCATCCCCGCGAACTAGGGAGAACGCCAAAGATACCATCCTGGGCCATTGGTCATACGGTGCTTTCCAGTTTGAAGGTAAGCCCGTGGTTTCGGTGTCTAAAAACAAGATTGTTTTGCTCATTTTATTTGATTAAAGGTCAAAAAATCCATCCCAATTAGGACTCCAAAAATCATGGGACTGCTCCCAATTTCCATTGAAAACGCATTCCTCAAACTTATCAATCACATTTCCGACGTACTTCATCCAGTGTGTTAAGTCTGCATCCCCTACCCTAACGGCTCTGAAATGGCAAGTACGATCAAAGAACAACAAACGAGCTTCATGCACTCCCAGGCCGTGGGCATAGATCGCGAGTTGCTGAAGTAGCAATTCCTCCCTGATCTTGTACCGAATTTTGCTTTCTCCGGTATCGGGTGCCATTTTTAGATCCGCTACCCACTCGCCAGTTTTAGCCATGTCTGCAAAACCAAGTATGTCCCAGCCCTCAAACTGGAATGTGATTTTGGTTTGGAATTGGTCAGCCTCTTCCAGCGTGTAATGAAACGGCTGATTGCGGTGCATTTTTGCCACCAGTTTTTCGGCTTCATTGTAAAGCGCCTTATTGATTTTGGAACGCTGTTCTCGATCCATCATTTCCAGTGCCAGGGCTTTAGCATCGGCAAAGTTTACAGGGCAAGGAACACCCCAAAAACTCAACCAGGCCGCAGCCCCTTCTTTGCTGGTCAGCTTTGCCCCTTCTGGTGGAAAGTAGAAATGTTTGTCGAACGTGTCCGGTTGCGTTACAAGACAGTCAACCAAGCTCCCAAAAATCATTGCGGGGGTTGGCTTGAACTTGCCCAGCTTGTAGGCTATAAAATGCCGTGGTGATCTGCAAAAAGCCCTAAGTGATGAAGGACTCAAAGAGATTTCACGGGCTTCTACTCGCTCAATGAAAGCATTGATTTCAGAGCTTGAGAAGTCAAGGTTTTCGGTGATTTGGTCGTCAATTTCCTCCACTGCTCAGTAGTTTTTCGCGTTTCATTAAATCCCCTTTTCGGAGGTTGAACATCTTCACCAGTCCAGTAGTGCCAGCCAATTCCCAAACTTCCCCAAGTTCTTGGATGCTTTGGGCTTGTTCGATCATGCTAGACACCCGCTTCTTTTCATCAATGCCAGCGGCAGGTAAATTTACCTCAAGCACTTTTTTGTCAGCATCACGGTTGAGGTCACGGCCAAAACAGCGGCCTAAACTTCTTGCTGCATTCTTGAGGGCTTCGGCTTTGGCGTGTGGGTAGTCTTTAGCCAGGGTATTGCTGATCTTTGCGTCAACGTCAGAGGGCCGCGCCGGGACTTTCTTTTTGTTGACTGCATCCCAGTCGCCTCTTTGCTGGATCATTGCGGCCCCGGCCCCGGTACGGATCACCCACTGATTCATGGGGTAGAAAAAGACGTGAAGCTCAAGCGTCATACAAACTTCGTTCCCGATCACGGTAGTTTGCACGTTTTCGGTTTTCCATAACCCGTGGAAAATCCGGTCTAGTTTGGACTCAATAAAGCCGATTGGGACATACAGCCGTGCATCTTGGGCTTTGATCTCTTCGGGCTTTGGTTCCTCTTGCAAAGTGTACAAGAGTTCTTGTAATGCGTTATCCATGTGTGTTGTGAGTTGTGAGGTTAAAAATTAGGCTTTCGCCTTTTTTGCTTCAAGGGCTTCCTTTTCCTGCTGCCTGCGCTCAAAAATACCTGCAAAATATTGGTCACAAGTATCTTTGCCCACGTATTCAATCATGTGAACAATGATTTGTGTGAGCGTTGGGTACTTACCCGTTGCGGCCCGCATTTGTTTTTGGTAGCCCTTGATAATGGTCATTGTTGATTTTGGCAAATCCCACCGGACGTTGGTAGTCTCTGGTGGATTAAGAATGTTTTCGAGTTCTGACATTGGATTGGTTTTTAAAATGGTAAAGCATCAAATTCTTCGCCAAATGGCTTTGCTGACTCTGGCAATGGTAAAACGCAATCTTGCACAGCCTGTTCCAAATCAGTTTTTTCATTAGATGATGGGCGATTTAAGCGCCATGCATTCAGGTTGGTAAAATACTTACCGTCCCATTCGCGCCCACGTAAATCAAAATGTACTTGGATTTCTTCGCCCTCCGAATAGCTATCAATCAAGTCGCATCTTTCTTGTGTGAGTTGAAATTTTATCAACTGTGAGTACTGGCCACTTTCGAACTCAATTACAAACTCTCTGGCCTGAAAGCTGCCAGATTTGTTTTCGGATGGAAATACTTTGTGAAGCTTTCCTTGGATTTCAAAAGACTGTGATTTTTTCATTCTTGCGAATTTGGTTGTGAACAATTCACAAATATACATACACTTATCGACATACAAAATTAAAAATGCACAATTATTTTTAGCACTGATTTAATATTTTTTAATCTGTGATTGGATCGAAAGTTTAATTTATTGTGTTTTTGCACATACATTTGCACTTAACGGATTTCTCTAGGATTTCTCTAGGATTTCCCAAAGGGTTTCTCTAGGATTTTTACACGAAAATTTAACGGAAAATGAGCAAGATTATTAAGTGGCTTTCGTGGGTTAAAGGCAAGTGGGTGGACTTCTCTTCCCTTGGCCGTATGACTCATTCAAATTTTACCTTGACCGCCAACAAACAAGTGGACTACCTGATAAGCTCGTTTGCAAGTGCTGCGGGTTGGGTGGTTACGATCATTACGGGATTGGGTACATTCTACATCGTTGACCAGGAGTTGGCCAAATACGGTACGCCACAAATCGCGTCGTGGATTGTGTCCGGTTTGATTGCTGGTTTCATGTGGTGGTTGACTGATCGGACGCTTGGCAACCTGATAGAAAAGGTGGTTCATGATGCTACCTGCGTTTTGTGGTGGTCGCTTTCAAAAGCTTACCGAACTGATAAGCCCAAGAAAACAGCACCTCAAAAACTGGTCTACTTTTTTGTGTGGTGCCTGTTTGCTTCTTTGGTCGTTGGTGCTTACTTGATTGATCAAAAGGCCGTCAGAGTTATCCAGGCCCCGGTAGCTGAAACATTTGTTAAAGACACCACGCGCAACCTCCAAGCAGAAACGGCAGCGGTACAGGGGCTTACTCAGGGCGAAATTAACCAGCTTTCAAAGCAGATTCCAGCGATTCAAACCAGGATCGACAATGCTTTTTGGGCTGTGCTTAATTCTCCAAGGAATAGCCATTTCAAGCGCGACTACAAAAAAGCAAAGGGTTGGGTAGCTCAGAAGTTGGAGCCTCAAGTAAAGGCGCTCAAGGCTGATTTGAAAGCTCAAAAAGCGATCTTGGAAGCCAGGTACAACGCACTGACTGACAACCAAAACAAAGCCGTGGCAGCGATCACGGATGAAGTAACAAGTTTTAATCAGCGCGAATCGGGTAGGGCAGAGGCACAAACTGGATTAATTGTGGGCCTTGTCTTTGCCCTGGGCTTTTGGGCAAAGGTGCTTTATGGCGTTGCCGTTGCTATTCGGGTACTGTGGTACATGGCAGAAACAAATGGCGGGGCCGATGTCAACGGTGACGGGCAAGTAACTCAGGCAGACATTGGCGCATACTACAACAGCCCACAAACCTCACAACAACAAAATTTTTAAACGGGGCCATAGGTTCGGCACCTACCGCCCCTGATTTTATGCCGATTGATGACCAAATTGATTTACTCTTATCCTTCATGAAATACGCTGATGACAGCGAAAAACAAGACCTCATATTTCAGATTGATTTGTTAACATCATTCAAGAAATATGAACATGAACCGTCAGGAATTGGAGGCTAAATTGGCCGATGTAGAGCAGGATTTAGCCAAATGGAATG